ATCGGATTTTCGTCGGTCACCGGATCACGTTGGACAAACTGCGCCGTCCCGATATTGGCCACGTTGGCCTTGCCGGGGGCGGTCATGGGGGCGGACTCGTCGGACGGAGGGTTGCTGGCGCGAGTGGTCTTGCCACTGGCTTCCAACTCAGCCATCACGTCCTGGGTGCTTGCTTGCTTTTTAGCCACTTTGGGGATTACCTCCTGGGGGATTTTGCTTCATACCGGCCTGGGTGATTCCGCCCATTTGCTTCAAGGCTTCAGGCCCGAACATCTGCATCATCTGCTGCATCTGGGACTGCTGCTTCTCTTGAGCCATTTGCTCGGCGGTTTTGAGTAGACCGTCAGTGTTGACGCCTTCGGAAATTCCAAGGCGCTCGATTAGCTCCGATACATTCAGCACGGCAATCGCCGTCTCAGGGCCGACGGTGCTGGTGATATCGGAAATGAACTGCATGAGTTTATTTCGGTCGTGACCTCGTCCCAAGGCTTGCAGACCGGTCACGATGGTGGGGCGCACCAGGCCTTCGGGTAGAGGCGGAATGGTGCCAGCCCTTTGCAGGCGGGCCATCCTGGCGCGAACGTAGGGGAGCTGGAACTCCTGAGAGAGGATGGCGTAAGCGCCGCCCAGCGCATCCTCCAGCTCACCGGCCATGTAGCGAATCTCCTCTGCGGTGACCCGCTCGGCGTTACGCTGAATGGCGGTGTTGAGCATGAAGGAAAAGGACAGGCGCTCAGTGAGGGCCTCGATAGCCTTGTAGGCAATCTGGAAGTCGGCGTACTTCTCCAGCTGCAGGAAGTCCACGTCCGCCCTGTTACCCTCTACGAAGTCGCCGTTCGCGGCATCGTTGAGGGTCTTCATGTTGGTAGTGCTGTTGGGGGTCACCAGGCCGATGATGCGGGCAGCTGCCACGGCACCCTCGACCACAGCCTTCCACAGCGTCTCCAAGGACTTCAGGTCGCCCAGAATCTCCTCGATGTAGCTGCGGCCATAATCCTCGCCGTCCAGGTGGGACCAGCGCAGGACGATCCAGGGGCACTTCTCTTTGGGGTAGCTGGCTCTGGTGTCAGGAATTTCCACCCCGTAGCACTCCTGGTACTCGGTCCAGGTTGCGCCTTCCAACTTGACGTGGGTATAGATGTGCAGGTGTCGCTCAACCGAGTCACGGTCCTTAGCGAATGCGGCCTGGTACTCCGCACTCTGAGAGATTGCAGCCAGCGTCTGCGCGTCCAGGGCGGAGGGAGACACCATTTCCAACGCCACGATCTCGATGACGTTGCTCTCAGGATCGCGGACGCACACGTAGCGATCCAGGTGGTAGAACCGCAGTCCGTAGTCGGTGTCGTGGAGTAAGCCGTTGCCAGCCACCACCAGGTGCTTCAACGCTTCGTCAACAATGACGCGGTCAGCCGAAGCCTCGACATCTTCCTGAACAGATCGTTCGACCTTGGCTAGGCCTTTTTCGATCTGAGTCTTCTGCTTCTTGCCGTCCTCACCATCGGGCAAGGCGTCAAGGGCCATACTGTCGGGTTGTAGTTTGAAGAAAGGATCGTTGGGAGGAAGGAGCAGCAGGAGCATCTTGGCGGAGATGTTCTTAACCCCTCGCGCACCTAGTGCTTGCCAGGGGGTCTTGACCATATCGCTTTTGGTAATGCCTTCGTGCTGCCTGATCAGAAACGGCAGGGTGTACTTGGTGCATTCCCTGGCCCGAGTCAGGTACATGTTTCTGTCTGGCTCCAGCTGGCGATACCGTGCCTCAGCCGTCCCCCCTGCCCCGCTTTCAACGGGAGGGGCGTCACTCATTGCGAACTATCCTTTAGGAATTTGAAGGCCGGAGGGACCGTCGTTGGAAGGAAGGGTGAGGCCGACGCGCAGGGACTGGGTGCCCTTCCTGCCTACCGTGGGCGATTTGGTGGATCGTCCGGCGGTGCGGCCAGGGCCTTCCGCCCGCTCAGGCTTTTTGGCCAGAGCCAGCGCCGTCTCGGCAGGGGGTGGTGCGGGGGCAGGCATGTCGGGAATTTTCGGGGGTTCGAAGGTGGGAACCTCGATCGCGGGCGCTTCGTACTTAGGCGCTTCGGGCATGGTGGGGGTGTCAGGGGAGAGGCACATGGCGGGGGGGAACTCCGTTAATGGGCGGAGGTCTCGAAGATGGTCAGCCCATCTTCAAGAGCCTGTATAAGTTTGCGGACCACCTGTCGTTGCCCCACCTTTATCCATATCTCCCGATCGGAATCACGGGGGTCAGGACAGCGGTCGGGGTACAGCTGATCCAGGGCTTCGACCAGGGCGCGGTCGGGGGTGGGAATGCGACGGGACATTACGCGTTGATCGCCGCAAGGAACTCGGGATCGGGAACGAACTCGACCTCGATCTCGTCGGTCTCTTCGTCGTCAGGTACTTCCAGATAATCGGACATATCTGTCTCCTTGGCTGTGGCTGTGGCGGCTGGGGTCGAACCAGCGTTGCGCGATTAACAGTCGCGTGTTCTGCCTTTGAACTACGCCACAGTGAAGATGGCCCTAGCCCCTCCCCAAAGCGTTTGAATCTCACTGCCAGGCTAGTGGACAGCGCGACAGACTTACATGGGGAGGGGCACCGGATTAGGAAAGGAGGAGGAGGATTAGCGAATGGGACAGGCTCCGGTGGCGCAGCCCTCATCAAGAGGGTTGTTACCTTCGGCCTGATCGAGCGCAACGGGGCGGAGGCGCTTGACGTACTCGTCGAAGCGATCCTTGGTGACCACCTCCTGGGGTAGGTACGCATACCCGACCTCGGCGGCGGTCTTGGTGGGATCAACTCTCGGCAGGAAGGAGACGCCGACGTAGCTATCCCAATTTGTGTCGAGCCAGCTGACGATCTCAGCGATCTCTTCGGGGGAATACGAGACCGTGATACTGACGTTCTGGTCGCAGTAAGATTCCATCAGCATCTTGTAGCGTTCCAGCTGGGCGACGGCGGACTCCAGGTTCACCGGCCTGCCGTCTACTTCCTCGAAAGGAACGTCAGGCCACTCCACAGGGAAGCGCACGATGGTGATACCCGGCTCCAGCGGGCTGGGAAATACGTGGTATCCGGCAAGCTCCAGTTGCGCAACCAAGGGGTCGCCAGTCTGAAAGCTCACGTTGTTGAAGATGTACCGACCGGCGGGCTTGTGAACGCCCTCCGTGGTGTCCATGATTTTGGACACGGTGCCGGACGGTTTGATGGTGGTGACGTTCTTGGGGCGCTGAGTCCCTAGCTCGTCGGCCATCGAGTAAGCACCCGCGACAGCAGCGTTGCGAAGCTGGCGCAAATCATACGGAGTTAGGTCAGGGCGGCGCACCACCCCGGTGAGACCCACGCCGCACAGGCGCAGGAATTCGTTGTTCTGGTGCCAGGCCGGGGACAGGACGCCGTCTTCCAGGTTGACCATGGTCTGCCGGTAAGAGGCCCTGGCCATCAGCCAGATCGCCCGCTCCAGCCCCATGTAGTCGTCCTTGAACTTGGAGACATCCACCTCAGCCAGGTTGCAGAAGCTCTTGTTGGCCAGGAGGACTTCACCACAGGGGTTGACGCCGGAGAACCATGGTGCCCGCTTACGAGCCGCTTCGCCGTTCACGAACCCAGGCTCGGAGCCGCCGCCCTTCACCATCAGGCCGAAGATGCGGGCGAGTTCATCCCGGCTGGGCTTTTGCCAGAACACCAGGGAGTTGTTGGACTGCGCCCGCTGGCGATTACCTTCCCAGTAGCGATCCTTGGCGGCAGCGAATGCTTCCCACTCAGGGTCACCGTAGGGGACGAGGGCGATCTCGGCGGCACGACGGCTGGACAGGGTGGTGCCGAGCCAGTTGGCGACATCCAGGATATCGATCTTGGATAGAAGCTGCCCTGCTTTCTTGTTCAGGATGGCGGCTATGGCCGGGAGCGCAACGGACAGTTGCTGATCTCCTAAGGAACGCCAGCCGTACCCGACCAGGTAACTACCGGCGGGTCGGATTTCGGATAGGTCAATAATCAGGTGGGAGGCGGCAGGGTATTTACCAGCCATCAGCTTGCCAACAGATTTGGCCCAGCCTTCGGCGGAGTCACCCACCTTGATAGTCCAGGTACGGGTCTTTGCATTCCAGGTCTCTTCGTTGTCGTCCTGCCCACCTTTCGAGGTGCGCTTGCTGCGGATCACCTCGATCTCAGGGATGCGCCGAGCGAACCCACTCAGGGTGCCGGTGACCGGCATGAAGCCCACGCCACAGCCCTGGAGCAGTAGCCAGAAAACGTCAACGACATCGTTGATGGTCTCGATGCGGGTGAATGCACAGTTGAACTGGCTGGCCTCGCGGCGCTTGGCGGTCTCAGTGCCGCCTAGCCAAAGGGTGCGCCCGGCCACGGACGCCTTACGGGAAAGAAGTAGCTGCTGTAGTTCGTGCAGCTCGGCGGCGTTGGACGACTGGCCGGTGCGCTGCCACAACCACTGCTGATGCACAATGACCCTGTTGACGGTGTCCTTCCATGTCTCGAAGGTGCCGTCGTCCAGGGGCCGGTTGTAGGTTCTGCGGGTAATCAGTTGAGCGCGGGTGGATGGAATCATAGCTGTAACTCCTGCACCTGTTCATGGATGTAGCGGACAGCGTCGCTGTAAAGCACCCTGTCGTACATCAACCCGGTGCCACCCAGGTACTCATGGATTTTGCTGTCGATGGCGCGGGCACTCTCTTCCGACTGGCGGCGTCCGTAAGGTTCGTAAACCTTGGAGCGCACCAGGAGGTAGTTCATGTTGTCGAACTCGTTGAACAGCGCCTCGGCCATGGTGGTGACCACTGTGTCGCGCCTGTAGAACAGAGGCAGGAGCAGAGGGCTGTCGGTTATGATCAGGTCCACCTTGCCGTCCAGCACCTTCTGCCGTTTGTATTGCTCGATGAGCAGTTCAGCGGGAAGCACTCGGCCAAGGGTGCCTGCATACACCAGGTCTTTGGCGTACTCACGAACCAGCTCCACCTTGAACTGCTGCTCCATCTTAAGGCGATAGAACAGGCCAGCCGCCGTGGTGGACTTCCCGCAACCGGGGCCACCGAACAGGTTGATGACTCTCATCGCTATAGAACCGAAGCCTGAGGAACACCGCGCAAGATTTCGTCCATCGTGAACAGACCATGTTGATCCTGTCGCACAGCCATGGCGATCCTGGCCAGGGCGTGGCCCAGGTGATCGTCGGTACGATCACCGGATAGGTAGCCCACCAGGTGCCCCATAGCGTGGTTGATGCACTCGTCAGCAGGGATGGCGTGCCAGTTGTTGCGGGTGTACTTCGCAGCCCCCGTACCGAAGACGTTGGCCAGGGCGAACAGGGACTCGGGTGGCACCAGGTGAAAGGCGTACGGGACGGGGGAGTTCTTTCCCCCGGCCTCGTTGACCGTCACCTCGTCGGTGGGAGCTAGACCAGGTTGTGTCTTGATAAGTATTCCAGTCATATTCGTCTCCATAAAAGGAAGTCGCCGGGCCTTCCACAGAAAGGAAACCCGGCCCTTCTTTGGGCTACGAGTGGGACAATTAGTTTGGTGTCCAGGGAATGACCCGCTTGCTTTTGAAGTTGTAGTCGCTGACACGACAAATGCGGGCAACCTGGGCCTGCTGAAGGGCAGCCGCCTCACCAAGCCCGGCGGAGTGGTAGGCGGTAAGGACCGCGTCCCATAGCTCCTCCATTGGAGCGCCTACCTCAGGGAGTAGACGCTTGGCCTTTACCGGGCCTACACCAGGGCACCCCTTATACCCGTCCGTGGTATCGCCTGTTAGGGTCTGATATATGTGCCACCAGTCGGCCTCAGCCTCGGTGATCTCCCTGATCTCTTCGCCCCGTCGACGTTGATATAGGCCGGGGATGGTCTTCAAGTCCTTGTCCAAAGAGACCACTACACGGTCGCCAGGCTTTACCCCGGTGACCATCTCGAAGGGCTTGGCCCCCATAGTGGACATGATGCCCAGGATGTCGTCGCCTTCCAGCGTTGGCCGCTCCAAGGAGACGTACTCGTCGAGGATGTGCTGAACCAGGGCCGGGTACACTAGGGGCTTGCGCCCGGTGCGGTTGTGTTTGTAGGTGGGTAGGATGGCGAAGCGCCAGTTGCTGGAGCGGTCGGTGGCGGAGAGCGCCATCACGATGTTGTCCGCCTGCAACTCATCCATGAGCTGGTCCACGTTGTCGTCCAGGGCAGCCTTAGCCAACCTGGCGTCGCCGTGCAGAGTCCAGAAGTCCTGGTGCCATTCGATGGCCGTCTCATGAACTGCGCTCACCTGGAAGACGAGAATGTCAGCGTCTAAAAGGAGAGTTCGCATGGTCCTGCTTCCTTTTAGTAGAGCGCTGGAGTCCGGCGAGTAAGATGCTGAATGCCATCAGTTGACGGAGCCAGACAACTAAACCTCCCCACATGGGTAAGGTTATCCACCACCAAGACCAATCGATGTAACCGATCAGTTTGAGGACTAGAAGGAGCAGGAAGACAAAGGCGCTGAATCCTAAAGTCATTACAGCGCCTCCTCGTCCTCGACATCGCCACTGTGCTTGGCAGCCTCGATCATGACGATTGCGAGAGTCTGAGCGGGGGTTGCGTCTTCGGCGGTGTCGGCAGTGATGGGAGGATCGAACACGACACTGACTTTTGCGCTGTTGCCGACGGCGTCATCCTCTATCGTAAACGTGACTTTGGCCATGGTTATCTCCTAGTGGGTCTCCGCCCAGTTAGCGCCGGACTTGTACTCACCGTCTAAGGGGATTCGTAGTTTGAAGTGTTCACCGGCGGCGACGATGGCCTGGATGCAGATGGGGCCGATCTCGTCTTCAAGTCCCTTGCGGACATAGAGCTGGTTTTCGTCGTGGACGTTCAACTCTTGAAACCAGTGATCACCCTCAATGAAGGCGTTATCTTCAAGCATGGTCCACTGGTTCACAGTAGCCTGCTTCATTACGACGGCACCGGCACCCTGTAGCAGAGTGTTCAGCGCTGAGTGCTGAGAGCGCACTGGCAGGCGACGACCATCAAGGCCGCGCAACCAATGGCGCTTTGCGGCTGCAGCTTTGACGCCCTCCTGTAGCATCTTGAGGGCAGGGATGTTGCTTTGGAACTTGTGCCTAAGCTTGGCTCCAGCCTTGCCTCGTTGTGCTTGATTCCCGTGAGGAAGCACGATGCCTCCCAGGAGCGGGTTACCCGCACCGTAGAGATAGGCGTAGATAAACGTCTTGGCCGGGTCGCGGGCGGGGAGTCCAGCCGCGATCATGTTCATGGTGTGAATGTCACCGGAGAGGACTTCCCTGGCGTAGGCCCCGTCGTCCCACCTGGCCATGTAGTGAGCCAGCATCCGCAGCTCCAGGCCGGAGGCGTCGCAGCCCAGCATGACGTAACCCTCGGGAGCGTAGAACATCTCCCGGCACTCTTTGCCGTAGGGTACCGGCCCCTTCTTGTTGTAGGTGCTGGGCACCTGGGCCAGGTTAGGGTAGCGGTGGGTCATTCGTCCGGTGGCGGCACCGTTGGTTACCACGCCCCCGTGGATCATGCCGTCTTTCTCGCACTTGAGCCAGGCCTGGTTGCCCTCGGCGATCTGGCTGATGCGCTTGGTGAGCATCAGGTACTCAGCGATAGGCTCGGCCTCGGGATAGGGAAGATTCTTGAGGATGTCTTCATCCACTTTGGGTAAGCCGGTCTTGGTGAACTCAATGGGGTTCCACCCACGGAGCTTCTTTAGGCGGTCAGCGATATGCTCGGTCGAACCTGGGTTGAATTCCACCAACTTGATCTTGCACATTGCGGCCCCGGCGACGTACCCGTACTTGCGGTTGTTGCCTTTAGGAATAAAGACCTTAGGTTTGCCGGTCCCTTGATACCTCTGAGCGGGAACCCACCATGGTTCAAAGATCGTACGAAGGTCACGCTCCAGCTCGGCCCGCTTCGGAGCCAGCTCGGAGTACAACGCTCTGGCCTTAGCGACATCGAAGTAGACCCCGTTCTGCTCCTGCTTCCAGATGATCTCGCGGACGCGATGTTCCAGCTCGATAGCTTCCTGCGAGTAATCCTTGCTGACGATCAGATTCCACAGGGCCTCAGTGACCTCCACGTCCTGTTCACAGTAGGACTGCATCTCAGGGGTCCACTCCGACCAGTCCGTGGTCTTGCCAAAGCTACCTTTGTAGACGTTGAGGCGGTGGCCCCAGGCCTCCAGCGAGTGACGCCCCATCATCTGGCTGGGGAAGCTCGGGCGCTTGCGGCGCAACTCCATGTCCATCGGAAAGATGTCCGACCAGATCAGGCGGGACAGCACCAAGGTGTCACGCACGATGCCACCGGGCTTCCAGCCAGGATGTAGCTTCTGGATGGCGGGGATGTCGAAGGTGATGATGTTGTGGCCGACGATTAGGTCGCCCTTGGCTAGGTACTCAAGCCCATCCGCGATGGTGGGGGCAATGCCGAGCGGATCGTGGTCGTGGCACGAGTAGACTCTGCCAGTCTGGATGTTCTTGATCGCAATGCTGTGGATGGTAGTCAGCTGGTCCAACAGCCCGTCGGTTTCGATGTCGAAGAGTAGGGCCATAGGCGCTATCAGACAATCCCGTTTTTGGGCCACAATTGCGGCTCAGTAAACGGACGGTACTTCACCGCCATGAACGTGGGGTTCTGACTCTTGTCTTTGACGATTTCGCAGCCTGCGATGGTGGCGTGGTACTGGAACTCATTGCGGGGACGCCAGAGCCTGTGGGGAGGAAGGTCTTCCATGATCTCCCTACGTAACTCCGTATACGCCACGTATCCGCAAATAAGCTTCAGTGGTTCCCCATGCTCGGCTTGAGCTGTCAAGACAAGTTCCTCGGCGTATTTCAGAAACTTCATCTTGCAGCCTCCACCAGTTCGCTTTTAGCGTGGTCCAGCAGAACATCGGCCCTGGCCATCTTGTCGAGCAGCGCATTGCGTTCCGCGCGCATAGTCTTCTCGCGGGCCACGGCGTTGTCGTAACCAGCCTGCAGACCCCTCGTGGTCTGGCGTTCGATGAACAACTCCTGGCGAAGCTGCGAGTTATGGTTTTCCAGCTTCAACACAAGCTGCGCCAGCTCGCCGTTCTTCTCGCCGGACTCCTGCAGCTTCTTTATGAAGGCGCTGCGCTGTTCACCCAGCTCGTGCTTGAGGCGCTCGATGTCAGCCTTCAGGCCTTGAACCTTTTGACGATGTCGTACGTCTGAGGAAGCGTAGGCGTCCTCTACGATCACGCCCAAGCGAACCCGGTAGTAAGCCACTCCCGTAATCTGATGAAAATCCTTCAGCTCGAAACGGAGCATGTGTGGATTGAGGTACTCCTCGAAGTGTTCCGCTAAACCGCGCAGGTGGGGCAGCACTGCCTCCTCCACTACAGGCGGAGGGTAGTCGTGCGATAGATGCACCACCTTGTACAGGGCGTCCTCGATGTAGAGTTTTGCTCGAATCATCAGAAGTCTTCTCCCTCACTATCCGTTCCTGTGGCGAACGGGTTATCCTCTATGGCCTGCAGTCGGCCTGTGTCGTGGTAGTAGCGGGCTTTACCGGCGTCGCCGGTCTTCCCAATGGGGCGGTTCTTGAGAACACGCAGGCCCATAACGTCCTGCTCGTTGTCGTCGGACTGATCCCGGTAGCCAGCGATCACGATGTCGCTGATCTGTTCGAGACCGCCCGAACCGCGAAGGTCGGTCAGGGTAGGGATGCGCCCCTCGTTCCAGCTCTTGCCTTTACCTTGGGGACGCTTTAGGTGAACGATGGCCAGGCAGCCAGCCCCGGTCTCTTCGACCAGGGAGCGCAGCTTGGTCATCAGTTTGTCGATGGTCTTGCGTTCGTCATCGTCGTTGGCATCGGAGTCGGAGACGATGATGGAGATGTGATCCAGGATGATGAACTTGCAGCCCAGGCCCACGATCATGTACCTGATCTTGGAGAGCAGGTTGTCGATCTCGGAGCTGCCGAAGTGTTCGTAGAGCCACCATCGCTCGGTGCCTAGCGTCGCGTCGAAGGCCGCGTCGATCTCCTCATCGGTCACGTCGTCGTGGCTGATGTGGATAGGCTTGTTCATGTGAATGCCCACGTAACGCTTGCCGGTGCGCTCGACGTTCTCTTCCAGGGCCAGCACACCTACCGTTTGCCCGTGGGTCATGGCCAGGTGGTAGGCCAGCTCCTGCACCAGGGTGGACTTGCCGATACCGCTGCCTGCGGTGAACATCCAAATTTCACCAGGACGCACACCTAGGGTCAGCGTCTGCAACTCGGGGTAAGGAAGGCTGAAGCCCGGCGTGGGTTTCTTCTTGATGCGCTCCTTTAGCTCGGAGCCGTTGACGATGCCATCAGGACGGTAGGGCTTGGCTTCCCACATGGCGTCCAGCAACTCCTTGCCACGTTTGGCCAGGAGCATTTCGTTGGCGTCCTTGAGCGGGAGGTGCATGATCTTGGCGCGACCTGGGGTCAAGGTCAGGGCGCATTCCTTCGCCGCCTTTTGCCCAGCTTCGTCCATGTCAAAGCAGATGATCACGCTGTCGAAGGTTTCGAGCCACTCCAGGTTGTCCTTGAAGGCCCGCTTGCCCCCGGCGGCACCGGAAGGAAGTGACACCGTCGGGTACTTGTTTCCCTGCAGTTGGCTGATACTCATGCAGTCGATCTCACCCTCGGTGACGATCACCCTCTTGCGATGGTCACGCCAGATGTGCTGACCGAACAGTTGCACCCCTTTGGCTTTGCCTCGCCAGGCGAAGTCCTTGCCGGGGAAGCGGATGTGCTGGGCTACGATTTGTCCAGATTGGTCACGGTAATGCGCCACCTGGCAGTCCTTGCCGCCCAGCGCACTAATGCTGTAATCAAACTTGGCGGCAGTGGCCTGACTGATTCCCCGCTTAGAGAGGGACCGGTAGCTGCCACGATCAATCAAGCCTTTTGCCATTGTTCTGCGCTCCGGTGTCCCACCGTCCGGCGGGAAGTGAACTTCGCATGAGTAACAAAAGCGATGTCCGTCGCTGTAGACCCCGCAAGCGTCGCTTGATCCACAGGACGGACATCCTTCATGCCGGAGTAACTCCGACTCTTGATCCATTGCCTATCCGATCTTGACCTTGGCGGTCGGGTAGAGGACGCCGTCCACACCGCGAACCAAGTAACCCTCTTCGATCAGCTGATCGCGCTGGGCGGTGGTCAGGTAGTAGCGCATGTACTTCGCGCCGGTAGCGGGGTGGGTGTGCTTCTCACGGGCGACCAGACCCACGGCGTCGTCCATGTACCGTGTCCAGTACATCAGGTTGTCCAGGTCACTGATGCGGGCGGTGACGTTGGCCACGCCCAGGTTGACCATGGCGTCCTGGCGGGTCAGTCCAGAGCTGGAGTTGGCCAGGTGGTGCAGAACCTTTTGGGTTTGGGTGTACGCGGCGGTGGTGATAGCGGCGGCTACTTGTTGAGTCATGTGTAATGCTCTTTCCTGCCCGGCTGTCGGGCGGTGTATCGAAGCTAAAACGCTCGAAGAATTCACGGTCAGTCATGGTTCCTATTGCGCGGTTCACGCACCAGCACACCCATCTGACGTTGTCCTTGGTGTAACCTTTGGCAGGGTCTATGCGGTCAGGGGAAGGTGCGTCTTCGGCGACGCCACGCTTGCTCCGTTGCCAAGAGAAGCGGCGACCGGAGACGGCGCAGTGGGTTTGCGTCGTGTATGCCCGATAGATATCGTCAACGGTGAACTCGCAAGGAGGCAGCCCTCGCTCCCTGGTGGTAGCCAGCATGTTTCCTCTGGCCGCTGCTGCTGCTGTGCGTAGCGGATGATCCTTAGATGCTTGGGCGCGCCTTTTGTTGTCGCAGGTCTTGCACCGGTAGCGCAGCTTGTCGGGAGCGTTGTGTTGCTTTGTGAAAAAACTACGATGAACCGTCGTTTGGCATATTGGGCACCACTTAAAGAAGACCCACATGTCGCACCCATGTCTCCACATCGAAGCTCGGGCAGGCCTTGCCTGGGTCTAGGTCGCGGTGTCCCACCACTTTCCGCACGGCGGAGTAGCGGCGGAAGATGTCTTTGATCAAATCCCGCAGACTGTTGAATTGTTTAGGGGTGAAGTTGTTGTGTGGTCGTTTGCGTGTGCTGAGTCCGCCAACCAGGCAGATGCCGATGGATGTTTGGTTGTATCCGTAGGCATGAGCGCCGGGGCGTTCCTCGGGTCTGCCTTTCTCGATCGTGCCGTCACGCCGAATGACATAGTGGTAGCCGATACCTAGCCAGCCACGTTGCCGGTGCCAGCGATCGATCTCCTTCGCGCCTATGTCCATGTTGGCGGGGGTAGCGGAGCAATGAACTACGACCATGGTTGGTCGATTGGCCATCTTGGCCGCTCCGGTTGTAGGGTGTGCAATCAGAAGAATGATCAGGGTCAGCAGACTAGCTGCCCTGCGGAAGCTCGATCCCCCAATGGGACAAGGCACTCGCACTCCTTTGGTTCAGCGGTTCGCGTTGCCACGCCGGAGGAATCCTCCGCGCCGCGTACTTGAACCCGTGGTGCTTGCACCAGAGGGCGTAGGTGGTGGTGGACCGCTTGCTGATTTTGGTGTTGGGGTTGCTGAAAACGAAGCGTACGTCCAGGTCAGGAAGCTGTTCTTTGATTAGTAAATGCTTCTGCCTGTCGCTCGTATCGAAACGACCCTTAGCTTCAATGACGATGGCGTTTCGCAGGACGAAGTCGGGAGTGTATCGGGCCACACGGGAAGGCACTGTGTAGCGCACCGGGCCTGGTTCGTAGGAGAAAGGTGTTCCCCCCTGCTCCAGGGCCTGGGCCACGTTGACCTCAAGCCCGCTCCGGTAGCCCGATCTCTCCCGTTCTTCGTGGAATGCTGCCCATCGGCTTTTGTACCTAGAAGTCCCCCGCGCCATCGTCGTCTTCCTGGGTGCCAGCGCCGCCATCGCCACCGAAGCTCCCGGCATCCTGGGCGGCGTCGAAGCCGTCCTCCTCGTCGAAGCCGTAGGACTGAGCGTTGCGCTCACCAGGCCCTTGACGTTCCAGCACCTGCACCGCTTCGAGGCGCATGGAGACGCCCGCCGCGTTGTCCTTGGGGGTGTAGTAGGGGGCCAACTCATACGCGATGCGCACGGTGGAGCCGCCCCAGATGGGGGTGACGGCGGGGTCGATCACGTTGCGCTTTGCGTCGAACACGCCGGGGCGGAACTCGAACACCTTGCCGGTCTTCTTGGAGGTGACCTTCGCCTTCATCTTGAAGTTGAAGATGTAGCTGCCGGTCTCTTCGCCTTCCGCATCCTCCTGCATCTTGCAGGAGACATCGGCAGCGCCCAGCTTCTTTAGCTTGGCGGGCTTGATGTCCCGCTCACCGGCCTCGGCTTGATCCGTGACCAGCGCGACAGCTTCGTCACGCTTGCTGTTGAGGTACTCCAGAAACCGTTCACCGGCCTCCTCGTCCAGGATCAGGCCGATCTTGTATTCGCCGTCCACGTTGAACGCGGTATCCGGCTCGTCCAGTTTGGGGAAGTAGGCTTCACCTTTGGGGCTGATACCTTTGAACCACGCTTTACGCGCCATAGAGTCGCTCCAGTCCACCGACATCGACGCCGACGGATAATAGTTTGGTTTGAAGATCGAGGGGTAGGGGCTTGCCTTGCTTAAGCAGGTGGATGGCCAGCGTCAGCTCAGGCTCTGGCATCAGTGCGCCCCACCCAGCGGGCAGTCGAACATCAGCATGAAGACCACCCTCGGGTTGGCCATGCTGTTGCGTACGACGGGGAGGTGACGGGATTCGAAGGCGTCGCAGGCGCGGTCTTTGGAATCGGCGGGCCAGTAACTTCTGTGAGCCAGCTTGCATTTGCCATTCACCAGAATTCGCTCTGCCGGGGGAATCTCTTTCCACCGAGCGCATTGCCAACAGAACTTTTTCTCTTCGGTCACAGCTCCTCCTCCATGTACATTTCCACCGCCGCGAACTCAGGGCGCTTGCCCTCCGCGTCGCGCATCATCCTCTCGACGCTGCCGAGTACATCGCCCAAGGGCATAGCCACATGAGCGGCAAGCAGGATGGAACAAACGCCGATGGCTGCCATCTGCTCCTCAGGGGTGAAGTCCTGAAGAGCGTCGATGGCAGCCATCGAAGCGTTGCTTACCTGCTTGAGATCGGCAGCGTTGAACCGATCTCTGTCGAACATGAGTGGTTTAGTCCTTCTGCTGGGCGCGTAGGACGGCGGCGATCTTGGTCAGGCGCTCGGCCAGCTCTTCGAGACCATCGGCGTCCCAGTAGTTGGAGTCAACGAGGTTGTCCTCGTCCTGGGCCATCTCGATGTCGCCGTCGCCACTGTCGCGGAAGTGCATCTGGGCGTCGTTGTCGGTGTGGAGGGTCTCCAGGAGATCGTCCAACTGCTCGTCCGTCGGCTCACTCACCGGCTCGGCAAC